TGTAGGGATTACACCTGAACAAAAACCTGATAGAATTGTTAAAGATGATGTAACTAGAGATTATGAGTATACAAGAGGCAATTTATATTCTATCATTGAAAAAGGACAAGAAGCAATTGACGGAATTCTTGAACTTGCTCAAGAGAGCGACATGCCAAGAGCGTATGAAGTAGCAGGTCAATTGATTAAGAGTGTTTCTGATGCCACTGATAAGTTAATGGATCTTCAGAAAAAACTAAAAGATGTAAATGAAGAGCAGCAATCAAAAGGCCCCAATACTGTTAATAATGCATTGTTTGTGGGATCCACAGCAGAACTAGCTAAACTTCTAAAAACTGGACTTCCTGAAGAGAATAAATAAAAAGAAGGGGAGAGAAATCCCAAAGTATAAATTTACTAATAAGGTTTAAAATGTCGGAAGACAATCTTGAAAATTTACCATCAATTAATGAGGTTCTTAACGAAGAAGATTTACCCTCAGTTGATGAATATATGATAAAGGAAGAAACTGAAGAAGTTATAAAAGAAGATGATGTTGAAATAATTGAAGATGCAGAAGGACAACCAAAGATAGAAGTTACTAATATTATCAAAGCCCCAGAATGGGAAGAAGTATTTCGGATGATAAATGATGTTAGGGAAAGTATCCCCGACATTCCTGAGATTAAATCATATGATGAAGAACTGCTAAAATTATCTTCTTTTATTGAGGAAGTTAGAAAGAGTATTCCAGATCTTCCTGAAGTAAAAAATTATGATAGAGAAGTAGAAGTTATATGTGAACAAATTGATCTGGTAAAGGAGAAGGTATCACAATTACCAGAAGTAAAAAATTATGATGAAGAAGTAAATCTTTTAGAATCTAGAGTTGATATTCTAAGAGAAAAAGTTGTTACTCTTCCTGAAATAAAAAATTATGATCAGGAAATAGAAGCAATTTGTGAGCAGATTGATAGTGTTAAATCCCAGATACCTAATCTTCCTGATTGGGTTAATGAAGACACACTTCCTGATCTTTCGTGGGTTGGAAGAACTTTTAGTGTATTAGATGAGGATATTACTAAGGTTAATGATTCCTTACACACTGTTAAAGATAGGATAAAATGTGAAGTTGAACAAATCACAGAAACTATCAGTACCAAAGAGTTTGAGACTGGTGTTGAAATTAGTGGACTAAAAGAAAATTTAAAAAGTTCTACTGAAGAAATAAAGGAAGATTTATCTACCACTACAGATAAAATTTTTAAGGAATTAAAAGAAGCAGCCTTAAAAATTAATGGTCATCATAAAGAATTTAAAGATGATGATAGAAAATTAAAAAAACAGATTTTAGGAGAATATAATCTTTTAAAACAAAATATAAATGAAAAGGTAGAAGAGTTTAATGACAAGAATATAGAATCTCAAAATATAATTACAGATTCTCTAAGGGAATACTTTAATCAATTAAAGGAGGAGATTGCAAATTTACCTGAGGCTCCAAAATATGATGATGATATTGTAGATCTAAAGAAAACAATATTTAAATTAAGAGATAAATCGGAAGATTATAATCTAAATATTGCCGAACTTTATCAAATTGTTGAAGAGATAAAAGGTCAACAACAAACTCTCACCGAAGTATATAATGATCGACCAATAGGACCAGATCCTGAAGAAAAACAAGGGCAAGATCCTCTTACACCCACTGATCAAAAGTTTGCTACTCTTCAAGATTTAGCAGCAAATTATAGATTATTTGTTAATAGAGTTGAGCAGCAATTGTATACCGTTGGTGGCGGTGGTGCAGGATTCATCAAGGATATGGCAGATGTCAATATCACTGGATTGGCAAATAATTATGTTTTAAAATGGAATGCTAGTACCAACATGTGGGATGTTGGGGCCTCTGGAGGTGGTGCAGGTTTATGGCAATCGGGTTCTGCTGGTATCCATACCACATCCAATGTAGGAGTTGCAACCACTGCAAGAAGTGCTTTTGGATTATATGTTCAAGGAGATGTAAAAGCGACTGGATTCCTTAGTGCTACTGATGGTCATTTTAGTAATAAAATAAACACTGATTTTCTTTCTGGTATTGCTGGTACATTTAGTGGTAATTTAAATGTTGGAGGAACAATAACTTATCAAGATGTAACTCATCAAGACGTTCTTGGTATTAGTACATTTCAGCAAGGTATTCAAATACTTAATAATGGTATAAGTGTAAACACAGGTATTGTTACTGTTGTTCCTCCTAGTGGTATCGGAACAGTTACGATTGGAGCTGGTGATACTACACTTGTTGTAGATGGGGATGCTCGTATAATTGGTATTCTAACCATAGGTCGATCATCTGTAACCATCGATGGTACTACTAATAAGATTACTGTTGGTGATGATGATGTTACCATTACTAATTCAAGTGTTACAATTGGTGATAATGTAACTATTAATGCTGGTGCATCTGGTATTAACTCTGCACCCAATGTTTTCTATGTTGCAAAAGATGGAGATGATGCTAATAACGGAACATCTATTGATAATGCTAAACTAACCATTGGTGGTGCAGTAGGAGTAGCAACATCAGGTTCTACGATTAAAGTTCTTTCTGGAAACTATCAAGAAACAAATCCTATTGAAGTTCCTGCTAACGTATCGATTGTAGGTGATGATCAAAGATCCGTGAATGTCAGTGGAAGTTCTGCACATAAAGATATTTTCTCAGTAAGAAAAGGAGTTAAGTTAGCAAATATGACCTTTACTGGTCATACAGGATCAGCAGCTGCGGTTGGATTCCCTACAGCAGAAATTGCAGAAAACGTAGGAGGTGGTAAATGGAAAGGTCCATATATTCAGAACTGTACAAGCAATACAACTACAGGTGTAGGAATAAGAATCGATGGTAATCAGGCAAGATTACTTAAGACAATGAACGTGGATGCTTTCACTCAATACAATCAGGGTGGAGTAGGAGTTGCAGTAACTAATCAAGGTTATGCTCAGTTAGTATCAGTATTCACTATTTGTTGTGATAAAGCAATTACATGTCATACTGGTGGACAAGCAGATGTTGCAAATAGTAACTGTAGTTTTGGTACATTTGGTTTAGTATCGGATGGTAAGAGTCCTCTTCAATATACAGGGGTTGTTACTTCTTCTGCTGCAATATCACAGGATAATGTAATAGTTAATATTGGAATTACAACTTCAACTATAAGTGGAGTTGCATATACTCATACATCAGGTGAAGCAACGGTAACAACAAGTGGAGCACATCCTTTCTCTGTTGGTATGGGAGTAAGTCTTGCTAACATCGGATTCTCTTGTGCATTTGGAGCAAAAAATTATCCTGAGAAGCAACCTTTTGTTTTCCGAGTAGCATCAGTTCCTTCAACAACTAGTTTCACTGTTAATTTAGGTATCTCTACATTAGCACACACTTACATAGGTGCAGGTGATTCTGCTGGAACAGCAAAGATTGATGTTGATAGACCTTATGATGGACAAATTTGTTACTTTGATGAACTTTATGAATCAGTAGAATCTATTACAGTAACAAATGGAGGTAGTGGATATACATCTACCCCAACCGTTACATTAGAAGCTCCTTCTGGACCTAGTGGAGAAACAGCAACAGCATTTGCTACACTTGATGGAGATGTTATTAGTTCAATTACTATTATCAGTAGTGGTAGTCAATATACTGAAACTCCTGATGTTACCATTAGTGGGGGTGGTGGTTCCAGTGGAGCTGCTACTGCTGTTATGTCTCCCATCTATTATACAATAAATAGTTCAACACCCGTAGTGTCTGGAATTACTACATTAACTCTTGATGAAAATTTAATTAATACTGTAGGTGTTGGAAGCACTGCATTCTTCCATCAACAAAGTAAAATTATTGCTAGTTCTCATACTTTTGAATATATTGGTTCAGGTAATACTATTACTCAAGCTACTCCTAAAAGAGGTGGGGTTACAATTCAAGAAAATGAAGTTGTAACTACTAATGGTGGGAGTGTGGTCTATACCAGCACAGATCAATC